TTATCGGATTCCCATTGCCTTGTTGAACTTACCGAGTTTGTCGGCAAGCTGTTCCATGTCATGCTCAATTTTCTTATTGGTGATGCGAGCATAAATCTGTGTGGTCTTTATGTTGGTATGTCCCAGCATCTTCGACACACTTTCCATCGGAACGCCCTTACTCAAAGACATGGTGGCAAATGTATGCCGGGCAAGGTGAAAGGTCAGGTTCTTCTTGACACCGCAAAGGTCGGCTATTTCTTTCAAATACGCATTAGTCTTCTGATTCGTCAGTATGGGGAATAGTTTGCCGTCCCGATAGGTCTTTCCACTATACTTTGCAATGATGCGCTTCGGAATATCGAGAAGTAGGACATTTGTTTCCACGCTTGTTTTCTGCCTTTTGGTCATAATCCACTGCTTGTCATCGAGCGTGACGATGTTGTCCGGTGTGAGATTGGACACGTCAATGTATGCCAGCCCTGTAAAGCAAGAGAAGATGAAAACGTCCCTTACCAGTTCCAAACGCTGGATGCCGAAATCCTTGTTGGCTATCTTCATGATTTCTTCGTCCGTGAGGAAACCACGGTTTACCGGCTCCAAGTGGAAACGATGATTGAGAAAGGGGTCGTGAAGGAGATAGCCACGCTTTTGTGCATATATGGTTACGGTTTTGAGAGCCTTCATTTTCTTGACCGACGTATTGTAAGCGCAGCCTGCCACAGTACTCAGATATAACTCAAAGTCTTGTACCACGGATGGTGTGAATTCTGTCAGTCCTATATCCTTTCTTCCATATTTATGGATAAGGAACTCTGAGAAATGTCTTCTCAAAACACTGTACTTTTGCAGACTGTCTTTGCTGATGGTGTGTCCGACACGCTGCTTGATGTCTTCGTTGAACTTGTCGAATACCGGGAGGAAAGTTGTGTACTCCCTGTCTTTTCCTATAAAGAAAGAACGGATTTTCTCCAATGACAGGGACTCGTCATCCTCAAACTTGCGGTAAATTCCATTCAATGTAGTGGAAATAGAGTCCAATGCGGCATTGACGGACAAGCTTTCTGCCGTCCTACCTTTAAGCCGGCTTGTGGCATTATTCCACATTGTCTTATCCACGAAAATTTTCGTAGAGCCAAAATTTGCCATTTCTCCGTTAAGGAATACACGGAGCATTACAGGCGACTTTCCTTCTTTGTTCTCATAGTTTGAGCGTAGGTAGAAGGATACCTTGAAATTTGTTCTCATAATGCATCATTCTTTTGTGTAGCACTCGGCTGCAAAGTTAATATATAACATACTGAAACAGAAAGAATTGATGCCGTCAATATGGTATTCAGAATCCCGTCACTGCTACATTTTTTATTGCTACAATTTTTGTGTAGCAGTTTATGTAGCAGAATTTGACCGAATAATGACTGTCAAAACATAGGGTTATGCCGTCAGGCGATAGAGGTATATACAAAGAAAAATCGTTGTAAAACCTTGATTTTACAACGATTAGCTAATTTTTGAAGGCTAAATTGACAACCTTTGTGAAGTCCTTTTGAAGCCTATTAGCGGAGAGAGAGGATTTTGAACTCTCGGAGACGGTTGAGTTCGTCCCAGGTGAGAAAGATGATTTTCTTTTGGGTACTCTTGAGTTTAGGCTTATAACTATCGTAGGCGTTGTTTTGATGTACACCTTTCTTGAAAGCCCAGCGCAAAAACCATTTCAAGAAACTCAGTTGCTTGCCAATGGTTGTATTGCGCATCTCCTTTACATCACGCAGATAACCCACATAGTCATTCAAGCCTCGCTCATCAAAAAACTCAAAGGTAAGCCCTTCACGAAAGTTGGTCAAATGATTTTTCACGGCTGCAAATTTCTCAAACGTGGAGTCCGTCCAATTGTTCTGACGTCCACAATCCTCGACAAAATCATCAAACACCTGAAAGAAATCACAAGGCAACACTTCTTTCTTTGGTTTATGTTCTTCGCTCACAGGTTTGTGCAAAGCATTGAAAGCCTCATCAAGCGTTTTTTGGTGATAAATTACACCGATAACGAAAATACGCCTATCTTCACACTTACCGCACCAGCGGAAGAGCATGCGAAGATAATACTTACATCAATAAACAACGCTATCGGCAAGCAGCTTTTTAAGCTGGGGGAAGTAAAGAAAACGGAAAATATCGTCATCGATTACAAGGGCACTTACTGTAACGACGCTTTAGATTTGCTTGCCAAGGCGGCGAAAACGGAATTTTGGTTTGAAAACGGCACAACACTCAACATATCAAAGGCACAATACGGCGAGCCTTTGACACTGGGCTATCAAAAAGGACTTGTTTCCTTGTCGCGTGAAAAAGCCGACAATGTGAAATTCTACACCCGTCTTTTCCCGTTGGGCAGCACGAAGAATATCGACCGCGATAAATACGGGCACACCCGCCTGCAATTGCCGGGTGGGCAGAAGTACGTGGACAAAGATGTTGATAAATACGGCGTGGTGCACCACTTTGAAGAAGCTGCCTTTGCCGACATCTACCCACGTCGTATTGGCACGGTGTCGGCAGTGCGTTCGCAGGAGCGCACGGGCAAAGACAACAAACCGTTCACCATATACTATTTCAAAGATAAGGATTTGAATTTCAACCCCAATGATTACAAGATAGGCGGGTACGTCATGCGCGTTGCCTTTCAGGAAGGCAGCGAGCTTGCCGGGCAAGGCACGAGCGAGGAACATTTTTTTGAGGTAAACTATGATGATACGGCAAAGGAATTTGAAATTATCACCATCTTCCCCAACGACACGATGCAAGTGCCGGGTGGTGTTCTTGTGCCGAAGATAGGCGACAAATACATATTGTCGCACCTACGTATGCCTGATGAATACTACCCGTTGGCGGAAAAAGAGTTTTTGGAAGCGGTGGCGAAATTCAATGAAGAAAATTTCGTAGACAACTCGGTATATAAAGCTGATACCGACCATGTGTGGGTGGAGCAGCAGCACGCCGACCTTTTCCTTGGCAGGCGCATACGGCTTGAAAGCGTAGAATATTTTGCCCCCGTTGGCTACCGTATGAGCCGTATTACCCGCCTTTCACGGCAGGTAGACCTGCCGTCGCTTGTAAGCATCGAAATAAGCGATGCTGTGGCAAAAGGCAAGATAGCGGCAATGGAAGGCAGCATCAACGACGTAAGGCACTATATAGGCGAGGTTGTAAATGACATACCCGACATTATCGCCAGTGGCGATGACACCCAACCGGGAGAGCACAACGTATTTTCTGCCAAGCGTGCGTTAAAGGAATTTCTTAATAAGAACACTCCCGACACGGCGCGAGAGTTGATAACCTTTTTGCGGGGCATCGCATTGAATGGCGGGGCGGGTATCGACGGGGCGGGTAACGCTATATTGAAAGCTATTCAAACGCTGGGCTTTGAAAGGACAATAAATGGCTTTGGTGTTTGGCTTGACGAAAAGGGGCGGGCGCACGGGCAAATAGATTACTTGGAGGTAATCGGTAAAGCCATCTTCCGTTCACTGCAAATTGATGAGTACAAGCATATTGGCGGCAACATCGTGCTTTCGGGCGCAAATGCCATAATAGAAAAGGTTGTGCCTGTAACGGGTGGCTGGAAGTGCTACCTCCACACGGACGATGGCGACAAGGCTATCACCAATGATTGGGAGGCTGGCGACCAAGCCCTTTGCCAAACATTCAATATAAAGGCAGGCGTCTATGAGAACGTCAGCAATGCGTATTACTGGCGTTGCGTGTCGGAAGTAGGGCAGAAGACAGCAAGCGAAGACGCGTATATCATTATCACTGCAGACGACAACTACCGAGATAAAAGCGTTCAAAACGATATTCCGAAGGCTGGCGACAACGTCGTGCTATGTGGGCACAATACGTTGTGGGACATTGCCCACGGCGTAGAACCGACATTACACCGCCACCGCATGAATGTTACAATGATTACCACCTCAAAAGAGGAGGGCGGAACTATCGAAGTATACCGCAACATTCACGACTTTTCGCTAAACAAAGGCAATGCCATCTTTCATTTGTCAAGCGAAAAAATCTATATGAATAGCCGCCACTTCGAGTGGGTAAGCTCCGACGGAGAGCGCATTCCCAACGTTCTGTATCGTGGCGACTGGGTACCGGGCACAGTGGCAGCGAAATATGAAGCGTGGTATTATGGCGGCGGTACATGGCTTTCATTGATAGACAACAATGCCGACGAACCAACGGGGCATTCGCCGAAGTGGAAGCAATATGCTGCCAAGGGTGAAGACGGCACATCGCCCTACACGGTGCAAATTCATTCGGAAAGCGGCGGCAACGTTATACACAACGGGCAGGGCGAAATACAGCTCGTAGCCACCGTCTTTCACGGCGAGCAAGACATTACACCTACCTTACCCACGCGCTGTTTCTCGTGGGTGATACAATCAGGCAATACCGACTTCGATACAGCATGGAACGCCCGCCACGCAGCCGTAGGCAACCGCATATCCATCAGAGCAGAAGAAGTAAACCTAAAGGCACAAATAGACTGCGTAGTAGACATTGATAGATAAATTATATACACAATAAAAAAGAAAAGAATATGGCAACAGTAAAAGCAAGAGGACAGGTAACTATTGTAGACCTCAACGACGCGAAGCAGGTGCAGCTCGTTATGAGCATCAAGCACCCCGTACAGATGTACAACCCCGACACAAAGGTATATACGCCTAACTTCGGTAGCGACAACAATGTGGTAACGCCGAAGGTGTATGTTACTGGTAATGGTACTAATTTGGTGAGTAAGCTCACGAGCTTGAAATATGATATTGGCGGTACTGTCGTGAATGCCGGGGCAACAAGCGGACAGTATAGCGTTGCAGCAATTTCAGCAGGAGGCGCACTTACCATTAAGGGCAATATAACAGGCAACTCGCTGCCCATCAAGATAACAGCTGTATTTCACGATGATGATACGGCACAGGATACCACGCTTGAGGCGCAGGGCTTTGTCGTGAAGACAGCAAATGCCGGTGCGCTCTTTCAGGTTGTACTCACACAGCCAAAGGGTAACAGTTTTGATGCGGGCAACAATATTTCCACCCTTACGGCGGAAGCCAAGTGTTACCGTGGCGGCACGCAGGACACGGACGGCATTACTTACAAGTGGTACTCGCTCAACTTGAAGACGCAGGCGTGGGAGCTTCTTACAAGTGGCATTGCAACTGCCGCAGGCGTATCAACACTCACCGTAAAGGCAGATGACGTGCTGAATGTTCAAACATTCAAAATTGAAGCCATCGACGGCACTGACAAGGCGGAAGCTATCGTAACATTCGAGGACAGGACAGACCCCTATACATTGGAGCTTTTTTCGCCAACTGGACTACAGATAAAGAACGGACAGGGCTCGACGACGCTTTGCGCTCGCCTGTATCGTGGAGAAGAACGGATTGAGGACGAAAACACGGCATCAAAGAAATTTACTTACACGTGGAGCAAGTATGGCAAGAATGGCGAAAAGTCCAATTTCTCGGGCACATCTTCAAACCAAAAGACAGGCAACCCTCTTGTGGTGGAAGCCAAGGATATAGACCAAAAGGCGACTTTTTATTGCGAAGTAAGCCAGTAATAACAAATGTGCGTAGGTATCTACGCACATAACAAACCACACGTAATATGGCAAAGGTAATAACACGAGCATACATCACCATCACAAACGTAAATGACGGAGAGAAGGGCGACACAGGCGATACCGCCCTGACACTCACAGTTACGCCAAATACTTTTGCCTTTCAAACAAATGACAAAGGCGATATTGAAAATTTGGCGCAGAACAAAGGTAAGGTGCGTATGTACCTTGGCAAGGTGGAAGTTGTGCCCGATAATATCGATTTAGCCCCTTACAACTGTTATGCCCGGATAGTAGGCGATAATACGCTGTATTTCGATGGCGTTAGTCCTAATCAATGGAGCGGTAAGGTTGAGATTACCGCCAAATATAAGGGGCAGACACGCACTGCTACGGTTGAGTTCGTCGTCAGTGCGCAGAAATGGAGCAAAGCGCAATTTGAAGCTAACGACAAACAGTTTAAGAGTATCATTGCGCAGAACAAGGCAGACAAACAAGGGCTTGAACAAAAGATATCAACTATTCAACAGACAGCAAACAGTATTCAGTTGGAGGTGAAAAAGCAGACGTTTGGCGGAGTGAACTTACTCAAAGGGGCAAGTCTGCGAGCTTTAAACTTATTAAGCCTTCAGCGTCCACAATACGTTACCATCGTTAATTATCCAAGCATTGCCCACTTGGATAACCCCTACTTATCAATATCACGCCACGGAGCTACACAAGACGAATGGAACGGGTGCAAATTTCCCGTGATAAAAGCTATTGGTGGACACACTTATACCCTTTCGATGTTTACTCGTATATACGGCAGCGACCAACCTTATATAGAGGTGAAAAAAAGTCGCTCAAAGGATATGAGTGCGCCGAAAAACAGCTACTCCAACATTCCTTCAACTTTCGGCGTTTGGAAGCAATATACCTACACCTTTGACATGGAAGAAGGCTACAATTACTTACAGATATTCATAGGCTTGACACGCAATGGTGAAGCCTACCTGTCAGAAATGCAGCTGGAGGAGGGCACAAAGGCTACCACGTGGAAAGACCCTGACGTGGTGGAAAGTATTCAGAAGGCAGGCATCGACATTGACTTGCAACGCATAATTGTAACTACGGATAACTTTTACATTAAGAACTCTGAAGGACAGGTTACTACCGCTGTGGATAAAGATGGCAACCTCATAGCTGGAACAATTCAAACCAAAGATACGGGTAACGGACATATCATCATGCGGAACAACACACAGGAGTTTTACAAGCCCGGTGCAACCTATCCATCACGTGTTATAGGCTATATAGGCAATGACTGGGTAGACCGTAGGCTCGACGAGGACGGAAGCGTCATTTGGGAGCTTTCTGAAAATGGCATTGTCCATTATCGCCGTCCTGCAAGGTGGGAGAAACTTTACGAGCGATACTTGGACACAGTGCCTAATCTTGGGACGTTTTTTAATAAAAATTCGTGGAGGACGATAAGTTTAATCTTCGGAGAAAAGTCTGGCACACTGGCTCACTATACGGTTGGTACGCTGCGCGTGATGCAAGAGGTGTTATCACATCTTCAAGCGGCGTAACGTATGAAGAGGCTGTGCAAAATAACGGAAAGGTTTTTAACATCAGCGGAAGGTTTCCTGTATTTAACTTCTTGCGCCCATTTACGGGCATAGTTCGTTCTGCTACGGTGGAGTTATACCATCAGTTGCAATCAGTAGATGGCAGCTTCGTACCGCCAGAATACACAAACGTGCGGAATAAGTTCTCGCTTGGAGAGTTCTACAATGTTGTGTTTACGGGGAGCAACAATGTATGGTACACTTATGTCGCAGTGTACGATAATGGAGTATTGGTAGACAGTTATAAAATATTTAAAAATTAAAGATATGAAGGTAAAATTATTTAGAAAAGAAGAGTATGTAACTTGCGAAGTAACCATTGACGGCTATCTTCACAGTGTAACTTATCAAGCTGACACTACGGCGGAAAATGCTGTAAAGGTGCTACAATTCACCGACCACGTGGCGCGCATAGTTCAAGCTAATGAGTCTGAATATGTACTTGACCAGCACCAGCAAGCAACCTATATTCACAATGGGGAACATTTTACGGGCGGACAATGGGAGGCTCTGCCCGATGATGGGGGGATGGCAGCTTATAAAGGTGTGTGCCAAATTTATAAATTAATAGAGCAAGGGAAAATCGAACGATAAGGTATGAAGAAAAGAAAGCAATATAATTCCGCGCCATTACCCTTTCAGGGGCAAAAGCGCAGGTTTGCCCGAGATTTCGCAAAAATACTGCGACATTTTCCTGACGATTCCGTATTTGTCGATTTGTTCGGTGGCAGCGGCTTGTTATCGCATATCACCAAATGCCAAAAGCCAAATGCCACCGTCGTTTACAACGACTTCGACGGCTACCGCCGCCGCTTGGCGCACGTGTCAGAAACCAACGAGCTGTTAGCGCAGCTCCGTGTGATATTAAAAGATGTGCCGCGCCACAAGTTGGTGTCGGGCGATACTAAAGAACAGGTGATAAAGTGCATTGAAAGCCACGAGGCGCGCTATGGCTATGTGGACTACATTACGCTATCTTCGTCCTTGATGTTCTCGGCGGAATACGCTACGAGCCTCAACGGCATAGCAAAGGGAAGCATGTACAATAGGGTGCGAAAGGTGGACTATTCGGCGGGCGAAGACTATTTAACTGGCTTGACGGTAGTGTCGGAAGACTATAAAAAACTATTTGAGCAATACAAATATGTGCCTAACGTGGTATTTCTTGCCGACCCTCCGTATCTGAACACGGAGGCAGACAGCTATAAAATGGCATGGCGGCTAAACGACTATTTAGATGTGCTACTGGTGTTGCTGAATACTTCTTTTATTTTCTTCACGTCGAATAAATCTTCGGCCGTAGAGCTGTGCGAATGGTTGGCACGTAATGGTGGTATGCCAAACCCATTCGAGCGGTGCGATAAGGTAGAGCTTGACGCCTTATTAAATCACCACGCCAGCTATACCGATATAATGTATTACACAACCTTTTAAACGGTGTTGGTATAGTATTTGAACGCTATTTAAAAGCCCTACCATTTTCGTAATGCCACGAAAATGGTAGGGCTTTCTTATTGTGTTGTGGGGGGAGTGTGCGTACCACAAGTAGACTATTTCGTTTTTGGGAATTCTACTGTTAAAAATCTTATTTCGTTTTTATGGGCGGCGTTATTTCGTTTTTCGGGATTTATCTGATTTACCTCCAACACGTGTAATATAGGAATCCACACATATTGAGCCAATCATTAAATCCTCATTTTTAGATGCTTTATTTCTTAGTGCTTCCAAAAAATGTTTCATTTGTCGCCACTTTAAGTGTTATATGAGAATTGTCCGCATAAACAGCCCTTACAAGTTTCTGTAATATTTCTGAGGTAGCTCTATCTATTTTTGAAAATAGAAGCGTAGGTATTGCATATTTCTGGTATTTGTTATAACTAGGATAACGCGTAGCTATTATTAGGGTTTTAAATGCAAGATAAACTGCTGCTCTCTTATAGATTTCATCTCTTTCTGCAAAATCCTGCAGATCGATTCCATAACTTTTTAATATTACATCAACATATAAGGAGGTATCATTTTTATTAGGGGCATAATTCCATATATCTTCTTCAGAAATTCCAGTTTCTTCTTGTATTTTTTCGGTTACAAAATTGGCATTATACTCGTACTTAATATCATGAAGGTCATAGCCATTAATGAAATTCTTTTTATTATTTCTAGCATGAATGAGGCATGATGATAAACGAGAAATTGTTAGTCGATGTTCTTTATTCATATCAATTTTCCCATTATCACGATACGGATTAAGGACGATTGGCGTCATATAACCATCATTCTTATGGAACAAACTGTTAATCCATGATTCTTCTTCTTTCTCAGTTTGCGTTTTTAAATCAATAACCCTCTCGTTTATATAATCATTGGATATAAATGATTGCATAGAGTAATTAGTAACGATGGTAAAAAACAGTCCTTCCCATGCATCATTTATGAATTCATTCAATGAATTATTATTTATTCTGTTATTATTAGTAGACAAATATACATCTCTGTTAGGCAGTTTTTTCTCCTGTCCTTGGCAAGAAATATAACACAATTTTCCATCTACTATATAGAATAACTCACAATACAAACCAGCTATAAAGTAGAGTTTTCTTGCAGCCATTCTTTTTTCATCACGCTCAAGTAAAGCACTAACATTATTGATTATACGGTAAAGCATTTCAAAAATAGATGACTTTCCACTCCCATTTACACCAACAATAGCAGAGATAGATATGTTTTTACCATAATAATCTCCTTTCAAACTATTTTTATCATTTAGAAATATTTTTTTGGGGGACCCTTTAAGACTGACACTGTCATTAAATAAGAACCAATCATCTTTTAATCCCTTTTTTAGAGAAGGATCACAACCTGGAAGTATATGTAACGCTGATATAATAAACGAGTTTGCCATACATTAAATTCTAAATATATAAGAGTACCAATTATAAAAGATTTATAGTTCCCAGATTAATCGTATTTAAATTATTATATGTTGTTTAAGAATTACAAAAATACATATTATTAGGTTTGTAACCAAGAAAATATGCAACAAAGTAATCTATCAATTAAAAATCCTACATACCAATATACTATAGTAGATATTATTGTAAAAGCATAAATATAGTATTATCATAGGATTGATGTGCAATTGTAGATAGAATAACATCCTTCTCTAAACTTTTAGGTAAACTTAAATAATAGCCTCCTATTACACTTGAGACATTATGTTCAGGGAGAATAAAGTTTCCATAAGATGCAGTAATAGCAAAAGTTCCGTCAATCTTCTTTCGAAGTATTACATTGGTATAAGAAATTTTAGAGTTTTTCGTAACGTTAATAAAACTTTCTCTTAGTCCTAGCTGATACAAAAATATTCACCTTGATAGATTGTCGTGTAGACTTTATACCCTCTACAAGAGATTGTTTTTAAATGATGAGGTTTTAGAAGAACGCAATATTTTCCTCTTTTCCCCATAGTTCTTATTTCGAACATCGACACATCATTAAGTATAGAAACCGCTCTAAATGCATCATCATCAAAAGTTATGAAAGAATCCTGTATCCTTATACAGACAATTCCCGTAACACTTTTTGATGTCTTCTCATTTAAGAAAAGATCATATATTATTGTATTCTTTACCTGCTGTTCTTTTAAAATCTTTTGTCTATGGCATACGTTATCTAAAATATAGATGTATTGTTCTTGAAAAATTTTTCCTAATGTTGAAAGCATTGCTAGTATAGGGTGATTTAAATCCCATTCTTGATTTTGTACGATTAGCGTTGACTCATTATTATCAACCAAAATTGATACATACTGTTTATTTATATTGATTGATGAAAGTTTTAGAATTCTTATATAACCTACTCCTTCTATTGTTACATTACAATTAATAAGAGGATATTGTAAAAAACCGTCATCCATCATTAAACGAAGATAATCGATTAATTGTTGAACTTCTGCTAATGAAAGATAGTTGGATTTGTATTTATATTCTGTCTCTATTTTTATAACTTCAACCCCACAATGATCTAAAAACATTGTTGAATAAAAAGAAATATTCATAAAAGAATATATTTTTTTATTCTCTATAAAATCTGAAACCTCCCATCCATATTTAAGATATAGCTTATCTGCATCATTGCCAACCACTATAAAGCGTGTGCCAATATCAAAAAGCACAAGTTCCTTCTCCGCTTCTATTAGCGTAGAATGACACTTGTACAATTTTTATAAGTTCATGTATTTCTTTTGTTTCTTCACTCATGGTAAAGGTATCTCAAAGGTTTTTATGACGTTTTTACCGTTTTTATCAAAGAAAACCCAACGTTCTGCGCGATACTTAATCCCATCTTTATCCACACATTCATAGTCTATCTTGACTTTCCAACCAGACCATTTCCCTTTGGGTACATTTTTGAAAATCATTGTCTGTACATCCGTAGCAGCATTCATCTGGCGACGCATCAGGGCAGCAGTATATACATCAACATTAGAAATATCGTTGACATCTTTAGTCTTTGCCATCAGCTGCTTGGTAACAACATCCATAACCTTCAGCATCCCAGTAATTTCTTTTCGTGTAAAATAGTTTACTCCGAATGCTGACTCAGGTTCTGTATGAGCAATAAGTTTCAATTGTTTGGGATAGTCAAGCGAAGCTTCAAGGTTCTGCTTGGCCCTGTATACCATTTCTGGCTTTGAAGAACGGCAGGATGAAAAAATTAAGATGGTCAATAATACCATTGTAATAGATAAAACCTTCATTGAATCAATATTTTATGTGATAAAGTAAAATATACTTATAGGGACGGAATCGTACAGCCTGATGAGTTGGAACAACTATTGGTGTATTGTGAGGAGGAGGTGGAATAATAGTCCGCTCTTTCATCACCTTCAACTCAAAGCATTCGAAACTATCAAGAGCAATACGCTTGTTATCGTCTAATGTTTCACTGATAGCTCCAAGTAAGGCATGAAGACTTTTTCTTAATGTCTCTTGAGATAAACCAGACCTTCGTTTTGCTATGCGCAACAGGTCCTTTGATGTTATTGTTTCCTGTTTCATATTTATATGTTTATTTAAAAGATGCTACTTGTATTTCATGATGACTGCCAAATTTCAAAACCAATTCATGAATATGGCCATGTTTATCATATCCATCGAACGGCTGATTACAATGACCATAAGACAAGAGAACCTTCATGTCTTGTAAGCTAACCTTGTGACCATAATAATGTCTCCATATTTTAAAGTCACAGCCATTTTTGTAATTCGAGCAGTTGAATGCAGTTGGACCAACAAGCATATTTCCTCCACAAACTGGACACACACCTATAATTGATGAAAGTTCCACCTCTCCTGTAGCGTTTTTAAAAAGGAAAGCTGAGAACCAACTTCCCTTCTTATTACGGAAACCGTCAAGAAAATCCCCTTCCTTGTTACAGAAATCTTCGGCCTCCTGGGATGTTATGTATCGATTACAGATGAAATTAGGGACAATAAAATTGTACGTTGGATTTACAACAGTACTGTTCTCACATGCATACCCAAATCTCGTGATAATGATATTGCCACCGCAATCAGGACAAATTGCATTGATTGATCTCTTTTCAGATCGTATGGTATATCCCTTACCTTCTTCGATTTCAAAACACCCTTGATAAGGAAAGCCTTTCTGGTCATGCATACTAACATAGTTAGTTCTGCCTGTTTGAATTAGTTGACGAACCATAACGTCAGATATATCCACACCATGCGAACGCAAAGGGAGAGAAAAGCGACAACTGCTGTTAGTATCAACAGGCTTTAAACGGTTAGTGCAAACGTAATCTCTGTTCATCTTAATGATACGTCCACTTTTACACACAGGACATAAACCAAAATCTTTTTCGCTCTTTTCCAT